GGTGATGGCCGGCTGCTCGCCTTTCCATTCACAATAAGCGTTGATGGCGGCGATGATGAAGTAGATGGTCTTGCGGATGTCTGGCATCTTTTCTTCCTTCATGCACTGCACAGCCTCGGCCATGAATACGTTCACGTCCTCGTCGCTGAGCAGCTTGAAGCCTATTTCCGTGGCGTGGCAGTAGCCGAGCGTCACGTCCTTGCCCTGGATGGTGATTGTCTTTGATTTCATAGTTCCATTTGTTTTTTAAAAAAAGCACCTCCCGCAAATCATGACATTGAAAAAGAAAATTTCAATGCAAGGCGGGCAGTGCCTTAGTGGTTTAATCCGAGCCGACTGTTACTGGGCCGTACATGTTGAGCGTGCCTGAGTATGTCGCCTTCTGGCGGTTCTGCGCATCCACCTGCAAGTTGGTCAGCTTGCCCTTACCAGAGCAGATGGTCTTGCTGATGGTGCGGTTCTTGGTGCTTCCCACCGTCACCAACACGAGCTTCCAGTCGACTGGGGTGTCGCTCACCTTGTCGATGAAGTCCTCGAGGTAGTAGCCGTTGTTGTCCTCATAGTCGCCGTTGAGCACAGCCACGAGCGCACTGAACGTTATGTCGCCGCTGCGGTTGGTCACCATGTATGAGTTCCAGCTTCCTGTGGTGTCGGTGGTGTCCTTGGTCGTGGAGTCCTCCGTCTGTGCAGACAGATGGAAGCTGAGGTTGGTTGAGAGAGCCACGAAATTGTTCGTCTGGCTTTGCGTCGTACCTCCTATTATGACGAGTCGTAGATGTTGTCCTTTGTCCATTGTCTTTGCTTTTTAAGAGATTGCTCCACTGCCTTGATACTGGCAGCTGACTTGGATGGTCGTCCTGTTGTCTGCCTGGATTGAGAGGTCGTTGAGGATGGCCAGGCCGCTCCTTGCGAAGTTGGCACCGACAGCCGTGCGGTTCATTTCGCCGGCGGTTGTCGATGTCTGGTCCCAGCCGACGTAGGTGTAGCTGTCGGAGTTGAACCTGGTGATGAGTGCGCGAAGGTTGGCAACCGACGCATCCACCGAGTCCACGCTCACGCTCCACTGCTTCGACACCATCTGCTCCTCGGTATAGCCGCCCTCGGAGTCCTTTGTCGTCGCATCCTCCATATTGCCTGATACCGTCACCTGGCAGCTCACTGCCTCAACGACGGCGGCCTCGTAATCCTCACCGATAAAGGTGCGGAAGTTCTGGCCCTTGATTTTCAGTTGTTGTCCTGCCATGTCTTTCTATTTTTTTTGAAACATCAAGATGGCGGAAAAAGCATTGTCTCCTTCCTTTTCAGGGTCGAAAAACACGAAGCCGCTCGATGTCTCGGTCAGCCCGTCGGCCTCGGCCTGCTTGCGCAGCTCCTCCACCTTCTTGTTGGCTTCGGCGCGTGTGCTGGCTTCAACCTTGATGGGCTTGCCCGGAATGATGGCCTGTGCGGTTGTTTTTCCTTCTTCCTTACTCATCGTCTTCTTCAGTTGAATCGTTTTTCACGTCGCACTGATAGATGAGCTCCATCCAGTAGCAGGGCTTCAAGGGGTCGTAGGTGACCGGCTTGAAGGAGAACTGGTAGTCGAGCGGCACCATGTCGTGGAGTTCGTCGCCTTCCTCGGATGCACGGAAGTAGCGGCGCACGGCCTTGCGTATGCGGCTGGCCAGCGTCCCGAGTTCGGCGCGTGTCCTGGCGGCCACCTCGATGGTGATGTTCACCGAGTCGGTGTCGCCCTCGTAGTCGTCCTTGGTCGTGCCGTCGTTCACTCCATCGCCCTGTGACACGATGACGTATGGCACATCGGCGTTGTTGAGGTCCTCGTCGGGCAGGGCGATGGCGGTGTTGTAAACGTCGCCGATGGCGAGCTGCTGGAGCAGTTCGGCATCCGACTTGATGGCGGCTACGAATATGATGTCCGTCTGGAGACTCATGCTATCAGATTGACTTGTTTTGTTACACATTCTTCGTATCTTCAAAGGGGGCCACGGGTGGCCGGGCTGTGGCCTCCGACTCCTCACCCGCGGCTGGAACTATGACCCCTTTTTCAGATGTTCGGAGAGTTTAGATGCCCGAGGAGCTCTGTGTCGACTTCGTGTAGAGCACGAAAGCGTCGGCACCGTCCTTCAGGATGGTCATCGAGAAGTATGCGTTGATGGTCACGTACACCTCGTCGGTGTTGCTGGCGACTGCCGAAACAGCGTCAATCGAGAGGCGGATGTTTCCATGCTGCATCACGGGCACGTAGGAGAAGTTGCCGAGACCGACGGCGTGGCCGCTGGCTGCACCCTTCTGAGTGGCGCGGTTGATGGCGTTGTTGGCGATGACGGGGATGCCCAGAAGGCGGTTGTCGTTGCCGATGAGCATGATGCCCGAGCCTGCGTCGAACGGGGTCACCTTCAGCTTCCAGAAGTCGGCGGCTCCCATCACGAACACCACGTTGTTGGTGGGCAGGTTGTGGGATGCCAACTTGCCGATCATCTCGGCTGCGGTCTCCTTGGTGAACTCGGAGTAGGTGCCCACCTGCTTGCCTGGCTTATAGCCGTTCTGCCCGTAGGTTCCCTCCTCTGCGTTCTGAGCGAAGGGGCCGAAGAAGTTCTCGGTGGCCTTGGTGGTGCTGGCGAGTGCCCAGTTCACCTTCTGGCGGATGCTGTCGGCCACGGCGCGGACGATGTATGACTGGAGGTCGTAGTCGCTGTTCACCAGTGCCTCGTTGGAGATGCGCACGCGCACGGTGAGACGCTGCTGGATGGGCGACTGCTTGTCGAGGTCGATGACGCGCTCGGTGGTGGCGGCCAGCTCGTTGGCGAAGACTGCC